TTAACAGTGAATGGGCCAATTGTTGTTTGCCCCTTTAATGTTGTTGTGTCTGCAGGATAATTTCTTAAAAACAAAGTTACTTTACAATTACCTTCAAGGTTTTTAAAATCAGGTATAAATCTATTTATCTTTAAGAAGTATTCACCATCTCCATCTAAATCTAAATCAAAATCACCTGATCTAATAAATGCGGGTATTGCTGTTTCAGCACCTGCTGAATTTACTTCATTAACACCAGTTTCATGTTCGTAAAATATAGAAGCTCCTAAACTTACTCCATTTACAATAGGGAATGTTGGCGTAGCTGCCGCGTCATATTCTGTAGCATAAGGTTTGTCATAAACAGATGCATCTGCCCAAGTTGTTCTAGCAAGTGATCCTGTTGTCCAAACTTTATCGCCATAATTGTAAGTGACTATTCTATCTATTAATGTTGAGTTAGCCTTTGTGTAAAACCAATTTATTTCTTGGAATAAACTATTATGACCTGCAAAAACTGTTTCATCTTGATCATAGTTTATACCTAAGTTATCGCCGTTTGTTGTAAATACAAAATCTTCGACTAAACTAGGAACTGTTAAAACCGTACCGTCAAATGCGAAGAATCCTCCAGAATCACCCATCCAAAACACTAATCCATTTGCATAGATCATTGCGTGCTGACCTAGACAACCACAATTAGACCCAACCTTTCTAATACTAAAAGTAAAAGGAGGACCTACAAATTGCATTGAATAAGCAGCATCATCTGTAAGAATAAGAATATAATCTTTTGCTCTAACAGCTCCTACTATTTTAGTACCAGCGTCTAATCTGAATGTACCTGCTGTGTTTGTTGATGTTGGAGCATAAGTGTTAAAATCTTCTTGATCTGAAAATCTAATTAACATTTTATCTTGAACTGCTCCACCAACAGTCGTTGTAGTACCAAGATGAACAAGATGACGGTCTCTATCTGATACTATAGTCATAACAGATTTTTGAGGCATTGAAGCATTGATTACTGCTCTTGTAGTTAGTCCTGAATCTGGATCCCAAGTAAATGTAGGGCCGTTGTGCATTGTTGCTACTAATATTTGTCCAAAGTTATCTAATGACCAATTTGCTGGATCTAACCTAATCGATGTTTGAACTGAAGATGCTTCACCCCAACCAACATAAGTAGCTGCATCATAAACTATTGCATTATCTGCGTGAGATGCTGCAGCCGTACCCTCTGCTCCTCTACCGCAAGTTAAGAATTGAGTTGAGCTTAGACTAGCATACGTAATTAATTCTGAATCTATTAAAATAGTTCCTGATGCAGGAAAACCTGTTGTTGAATCAACTGTAATAGTTGGAGTTGAATTATTGATTGCTCCATTTAATTGATTTTGAGTAACTGTTGAACTAAATCCACCCCAGTTAAATGTACCATAACCATATCCGTATGTTTGTCCAAATGGACCAAAATCATAATAAGGTGTACAAGAGGCAGCACCATTATTAGTAGCTGTTCCACTTGATGCAGTTGGTAAAGTTACTGTGAAAGTGCTTGATGAAGGTGTTGTTTTAACTTCAAATAAATTTGTAAAGTCTGCTGCGGTTGTTCCTGTGGGAGGTGTTACTTCAGTGAATTTAACAATTCTTCCAACAGATAAACCATGTCCTGCTTTATTAACCGTTAAAGATGTTGAGCCGTTTAATGTATTAAATGTACAACCTGTTAAAACAGCATCGACTGGTGTAATATCGTAAAACGCACCTTCAAAATAAATAACTAACACTTTATTAGTGCCAATAGCTGAATAACGATTACCTTTAAGATCTGCCCATATCCATTGATTTCGTGCAGCACCAACTAGTGTACTTGATAATAACTGCTCCCAACCCCCTATCTTTTGAGGGTTTCCATAACGAAAACGTACATTATCTCCATCAATCCAGCGACCTTCTGCTTGGGATGCTGTATCTTGTTTGTCAAAGCCTGGAGCTACTGGTATTTTTTTTAAAGGCATAGATTATTATACCTTATATTGAGCCAAGATGAAATATAGAGTTATTTACCCTCTATTTTAGTATCTGTATAAGTTGTTTTATTAGCAACATCTTCTTTAAATTTTAATTGCCAATCGATAACCATTTTAACAAGGTTATTTCCAAAATGTTTTAAATTTTCATCTGATAAATGAAGTTTTCCTTTTCTAAAAAGAGTTAATCTTTCTTTCCAAGAAAATTCTATATCACAAGAACCGTTTTCATATTGTTTAAATTTCATTGTTAATTTATCAAGTTATATTATTAAAACAATATTCTTTTGTGTTGTATACCATTATATTTAATATTAGGAAAATAAATATTAGAAAAAAATCCTATTAATGTTAATCTTTCCTCTAAAACATCTTTTTCCGTAAATTTTTGTGCTGAATGAAATTGAGCTGCATCAAAAATTATTAACCTATTAAATTTAGATTTAATAATAATAGACTCTTCAAATTGATTATTGTTTTCTTCTAAATATTTGTTCTCTTCTAAAAATAAATTTTTTGTATAACTTTCTTTTTTATTTTTTTCATTTAATACAGAACACCCTATTTTTTTTTGATCATAAATAGATGTTCCACAGTTTTTATGATGAGATAGATAAACGATACAAGTAAAATCAGAACATCCGATATCTGAATGCACCCATCCATTATTAATATAACTATTTTGTATTTTTTGAAAAGAAAGAGAGCAGTTAAATTTTATTTCTTTTACGTTAGGATATAAAATAGACATAACCTTAGATCCAAAATAATTAAAAAAATTAAAATCTATTTCGTGCAAGGGTCTTGTTCTTTCTCCTGGCCATGCACCTTCTTTATCTTTAAAAAATTCTAAGGTCTTTGAAAAATTTAAAATTTTCAAAGGATCATTAAAAAAATTATCTAGACAAATAGTTGGATAAATCATTTTTCTGTTCCATAAAGTATTCTTTTATCTTTAAACCAATTAGAATTATTACCATTTTTATCAACGTAATGTAAAAAAGTTTGCGCATGCCAATCTCCTTTAAATTCTTCTCTCCAATGTTCTATTTCACAACCTAAATATATTGCAGCATCACCTGGTTTCATATTAATTTCTGTTCCATTCATGTATATAGGCCAATTAGTTCCATCAGATCCAATCATTACAGTTACACTTATTTCACACGCAGGTCTATCTTTATGTTTTTTTAAATCCGCATTTATTGTGTACATTCTCCAAAATGCATAAGTACACAACAACTCAAGACCTGTTTCTTTTTGCATTATATCTAATTTATTTATCATTAATGATTCCATTAAAGGATCACCATAAAAATAAGTATCTCCATTATCATTCATTGCAAAGTCAAATGAATTAAAATTTAGTCTATGCTTAATTCTACAATAATTTGTTAATAATTTAATTTCTTCTTTTGTTAAAAAGTTCTTTATTAATTTATATTTAAAATCTTTTACAGTGCCCATGCTACAACTGAATACCTTTTTCCTTTCGTTACCGGCTTAACTGTATGAGGATATAAAAAATTACTTGGCCAAATAATCATTCTATTTGGTTTAACTTCTACTTCCCATTCTCCACTTCCATCTGGATTTCTAAAACATAAATTTCCACCTTCATAATCATTATTTAATAATAAAATACAACTCATTGTTCTTGGAATACCTGCAAAATGATCTACATGCCAAGTATAAAAACCAGTATTTTCATACTTTAAAATTTCTATATCAAATATATCTTTATAATCATAATCTAAAATATTCGCGTCAAACTTATATTGTTTTAAATTTTTGTTAAAATAAAAATAAAGCAAATTAAACCAATGAACATTAGTCATCAAATTATTTAAATTTGATAAAGGTAAAGTAAAAGTTCTTCTAATTTTAAAATCGGTTCTTTCTAACTCACCTCCTCCAACTTTAGTTTCTTGAAAATTAGAAATATTAGCAAAACGAATTAAATTAGATAATGCATTCCAAGGCAATACTTCGTCATATATTTTTATAAAATTTTTTATTTCCATGATTTTTTATTCCAATATCTTTCTTTATAGTTATTTATTACTTTTAATCCATAAAAAATTCTAGAATTTTGCACTTCTTTCTGTTTTATAGACTTTAATTTAATTTTCCAATTATCTCTTTTAAATGGTATTACTTGAACATAAGGTGTTCCTTTTTTTATTGTAGTTTCTAATACAGGATATTTATCTCCATTAATAATTATTGGAAAATTTATTTCATTTGGAAAAATATCTGTATCAACAATTCCTGGAATAATTGAAAATCTATCGTCTGAATTATTTAAAGGAGATACAAATAAACAAGAATAACCTCTTGGTGTTTTTATTTTCCAAGGGTTTAATATTTTATAAAATGGTAAATTTTTATTTTTTTCAATAAAAGGAGAGCCTTCTACTTGTTTTATTGAATGCATATCTAAACCAGAATTTAAATTAATAGATTTAACATATAACAATTGTTGTACATCATGAAGGCCAAAGGTTTGAAAAGAATCTTTAATTTTTTCTCCTTTTTCATTTTTATTATCCACATTGTGTCTAACATAAAAATCTTGGGGCATTTTTAAAACATATCCAGCAGTCAAAGAATCTAAAAAAGGCATACATCCTTTTATTGTTCTATTTAGTATTGAGTGTTCTAAATTTTTATACCATTCAGGAATATTTAATTTAGCAGGTATCGGATAATCTTCTTTAAGTGCAAAATAATCTTCATGAGCACTAAACTCTATTTCTTTATCAAACATGCTAATTTGATAGCGTTTATTATGGAAGTTGTAAAGGATTTAATGAAGTTTGTCCTAAATCATCAAAATATTTTTCTAGAGATTTATTTAGTGGAAAACTTATATTATTTAAGTTTAAAGAATTCAGTTGAATTAAATAGTCATTCCAAAGATTAAACAAGGGATGATTTGGATTGTTAGTTAAAAATAATGTAATTTGATTTTTTGTGTTTGATAAATATCCATTTAACTCTTCTTTAACTTTAAAGCCTGGATTTATATCGACGTAGGTGATATTGTTTTGATTGTATTTTAAAACCATTTTTAAATAAAATTTAACAGAATTAAAATTACTATCGTTATCTTCAATAATTTTATAAATACTTTGATCAATATTCAAATTGTTTAAATCGCTTTGATTTGATGCAATACGATAAAGAGTATTTGGTATATTATCTAAATTTTTAGAAAAAATAAAATAAGCCATAAATTAAGTCCCAGTATTTTCAAAAACTACTAATACTCCACCAGCTCCTGCGTTACCGTTATTCCCTTCCTGAGCTGCACCACCATTTCCACCATTTCCAAAACCTCCACCTACAACAAAATCTGAAGTAGGATAAGTAAAAGAAGCTCCAGGTTGATTTCCAGCAGCACCCGCGCCTCCCCCTGAGGAACCGGTTTGACCACCACTACCAGCATTGACTGTTCCAACATTTGTAAAATTTGTTGCTCCACCACTTCCTCCAGGTGCATTTCCACCACCCCCTACTGAAAATGGTTGTGAAAATGGTTGTGTTATTGGTTTATTATAAAAACCAAATCCTGCTTTTCCACCACTTCCTCCGGATGTATTATCACTAAAGGCTCTAGCTCCAGCTCCTCCCCCCGCAATCATATAAACAGCCATTCTATTTGCAGTCGGTGAAGCAGTATGTGTTCCTGAAGCTGGTCCTACAGAATATAATGTAGGAATTCCCATTCCAGCTCCTGCTGATCCAGAAGATGCGGCAGTAATTCTACCATCAGCATCGACTGTAATTGAAGCTGCTGTGTAAGATGCAGCTGTAACACCTGTTGAAATTAATTGATTTGATCCTACAGAGTTAGCTGCAAGTTTTGCTTGTGTAATTGTAGATTGTGTAATTTTAACTGCTGTAACAGCATTTGTTGCAAGTCTAGAAGTTGTAACTGCAAATGATGCAAGTCTAGCTTCTGTTACTGCAAACGACGCAAGTTTAGCAGATGTAACTGCAAGATTTGCTATCTGTGCAGAAGCAACTGTTCCAGATAACGTAGTAATATCTACTGCGTTTATATTTGTTCCATCTGAATATAATATTTTAATTCCTTTATCAGTTGTAGACCAAGTAGTACCTGTTCCGCCTGACGTTTTAAATTCTACTGTAAATGCACCTGTTGTACCATTTGATACAATCCAAGTTTTTTCAATTCCTGATGGAACTGTTACGATTTGATTTCCTGAGATTGTTCCTGTTAATTTTATTACGATATTTCTTGCAACAGATAATGTTGGTGAATTTGCAATTGTTAAAGCTGTAGTTTGAGCACCACCTGCTATACTTTGTTCTCCGTATCCAGCAATAGCTTGTTGGATTACGTTTAAGTTATCATTAGTCTTATCACCCCAAGTACCAGCATTTTCGCCAGTAACCATAAGTTCTATTTTGAGGTCTGTAGAATAACTTGATGCCATTATTTGCTCCTATTTAATTAAAATAATACATTTATGCAGCTAAGTCAACTGGAGTCCAAGTATTATTGGCTCCTGTTTGTACTTCTGCCCATGCCGTTACATTAGCAGAACCAGCAGTAATATTCAAGCGTATACCAGTTAAATCTACAACAGCACTACCCACAACTGTTACTGAATTTATAAGGGTATTTATCCTTGATCCTGTAACATCATATACAAAATCAATATTAACATCACCCGGTGTTAAATTAATTCTAGATCCTGTAACAGTTACAGTGGCGTCTGCAGAAGTAGTTTCGTTACCTATTATAACATTAATTTGAGAACCTGTTACAGGTACTTCTGTAACGACTCCACCTACAGCTGAACCAGCTGTTATGTTTATTTGAGATCCTGTAACATCTACATTTGCATTTGCTGTCGTTGTAACTGAATTTAAAGAAATATTAATAAGATGCTCTGCAACATTGACTGAAACATTACCATCTGCTGCTATATCAACACTACCAACTGTTAAATTTATTCTTGAACTAGTAATTGAAACATTCGCATCGGCAGTAATGCTTTCAATACCAATTGCTGTGTTAATTTGAGTGCCTGTAACAGAAACAACAATATCATTTTCTTCGCCCCAAGGAACAATACCCCAAGCATTATTACCCCAACCAGCATCAGGTTGAATATCTGTTGTAACTGAGCCTTCATCTAAATTTATTTGAGATCCTGTAACTGATAAATTACTATCAGCACTAGCTATCACTGATGATATAAGTGCATTTATTTGAGATCCTGAAATATTTATATTAGCGTCACCTGTTACAGATTCATCTCCTATTAAAGTATTAATTTGAACACCTGTAGTATCAACACCAGCATCAGCTGTAGTTGTTACTCCATTTTGTGATACATTTAATTGAGATCCAGTAACCAAAGCATCTGTTACAATGTCTTCTGTAACACTATTTATTAAAACATTAATTTGAGTTCCAGTTACATCAACTGGTGTCAATAATTCTATAACTACTGAATTTTGCGAAACATTAACTTGTGTTCCAGTTAAAGATACAATTACATCGTCTTCTTCACCCCAAGGAACAATACCCCAACCTTTAATACCCCAACCTGCATCTGGTTGAATATCAACTGTTTCAATACCAACTGTTAAATTAATTTGTGAACCAGTTATGCTAACTGTTTCTGGAATTGAAGCAATAACAGAATCAACTGTTAAATTAATTTGTGAACCTGTGACTAGTTGATCTTGTGAAATATCTATCGTTACAGAATTAACATTTAAATTTAATCCTGTTCCTGTAACGGATATATTTGCATAAGCGGTTGTTGTTGAAGTGCC